ACTACACCTCTTCACCTTGGTGGTGGCCCAAATTCATATGATGCAAATGATCCATATTTGACAGAATTTGGCCCGGCAGCATAATGTTACACGCATTTCTTTTAGTAATACTACTAGGAGATGTGCGACAACCTGGCCAACCTATGTATTTTAGAAATATAAATGACTGTAATTATTTTGCAGAAAGGGTTGTAAAAAAATACGGTAACTATTATGATTTACCTAAAAACCACATAGTTACCGCATATTGCAAACCCGTTTGGATTAGTGCCGAAACAAAAGGTTTATATTAACCCTCGTTTGCCAATCTGGCAAAATACGACATGGTATCCTCATCTGATTCAGATACCTCTGCAGTTTCAGCAGTCACCGGTTCATATTGAGGCGCAGGTTCATTAACCTGGTTCATCTCAACAACATTAGGTGCACCGGCATTTGCTTCCTCACCCAAAACCCTTGCGAGTTTAGTTTTTAACTCATCATAGGTCTTGTAATTTTTAGGGTCAGTAAACTCACCCAAGTCGTGAAGTTGATTATAAACCCCTTCCAACTTGTCTTCGTTACTCTCAAAAAGGGCAGATGGACCGGCAAATTCAGACTTATCATAGTTACGATAACCCTCAACCTGTCTAATCTTTAGTTTAAAGTCTGCACCTTCCCAAAAATCAAATGGGTTAACTGGTTTCTCATCTTGGAAACTTGGTTGCATAACATCCATGATTTTATCAAAGATCTTTTTACCAAATTTATAGAGATATACCTTACCCTCTGTTGCAGGATTAGATGGGTCTTGTACGACCAAGACATTAACGACGTAATGTAGCCTACGTTTCTGAGCACGCGCTTTCTCTTTATCTGCATCTATTCCCGTATTCCAGAGCCTTGAGTTGAGTTCGCCCACTGGATCAGTTTGACCAATAGACGTAAGTGAGTTCTCGATATACCAAAGGCCTGTAGGTCCTTTGAATCCGTGGTCCCAATACCTTGCCCATGGAAGTTCCTGTCCCTCTGCCGCTGGTAGGAATCTGAGGACGGCGTAGCCGTTCCCTGCCTTATCAACGGTAGGTTTCCAGAATCGGTCATCTTGGTAGGATTTCTGCTCACCACCACCACTGGTGGCTTCTGCTGCTTGGATTAGTTTTGAGATTTGATCTCGGTTTCTTTTTAGATTTTGAAATGACATAGTATCGTCCTTATTTTACTGTAGTATTAACTGAAATATAACGGTATCTTTTAATGATACCTATATTATATATCATGATTTTATGCAAAAGCTGAGTCCAAATTATTCTTTTTTGGCAAATAATTTAGGTCCATAGCCTCTACTTCCACTTTATCTCTAATAACTGGAGAGATAAATTTTTTAACATCTTCTGGTTCGATGTTATTCTGTTCACACACATGGATAATAGCCTCCATGTAAGGAATTTTTAGATTGTTTACCGTCTCTTCAATGAGTTTGGCAAATTTAGTCTTGGTTAGGAATTGTTGTTCAATTGTCATTTTTCGAACATCCTAAGTAATATTGTTTCTGCATTTAGTCTCCCTGTTGGTTTACCGGTTTTGGTTGTTAAACCTTTCCATGCCTTATCAATCTGATTTGCAGTCTTATTTTGAGCGATGGGTAAAAACTCATCTGGTTTTCTCAATTTAACACTTCGGCTGATATCGGCATCGAAGTTTTGTATTGTGGTACCTTTAATCGTAAACCCTCTTGGGTCCTCGGTAACGTATTCACACAATTCTTTATATTTGGTATTAAATGTAAGCAATCGTTTTTTACCAACAATCATTACAGGTGATATTGATACCAATTTAAAATCTTTATCCTCTTTTTTATACTTAACCTTGGCGACCATTTTATCTGCTGTAACTGGTCTCTTAATTCGTATGGTACGATTTGCCTTGGCGGCAGATTTAACCCTTTCAAGGTCATCTAAAATTGTCTCACATATTTTAATACGGCGGTTGAGTTCAGGTCTAGTCAAATGTGCATAACCCTCGACTGCTTGTTCACAGCGTTTGTGATATGCATCACCATAATCAAGTAACCATCCCTCAACCACCTGTCGTACAGGTAAAGTGGCCGATCCACCTAACCCATGCTTTCTGAAAAGGTCATACACGTTAATGTCTGCCTTTTCACCGTTGATCCAGGCGTCTTCAAGATCATCCAGATCAACCATAATGGTACGTGCAATTTTGCGCTCGAGCTTTTGTTGAGGAGATAAAGTAATGACATTGCCCTTTTCCTTTTGTTCTGCTTCCTTTTCCTTTAAAAGGATTTTTCCACGTTCCAAAAGGTCGGCGCAATATCGCTCGAGCCCAACACTGTACTGGGAGACAATCTCATCAGGTTCCTGTCCAGCATTTAACCAGTAAATGGTGGCAGAATAATGAGAAAAGATGGTAAATTTATATTCTGGATTTGCAAATATAGCCTTCACATCAGACTTGGAAAATTTTGCCTTAATATAATTTTTAAGAATATCGGCAATATCTTTTCTGTCGACCTCATTATGCATATAATATCTGGTCGCCTCAAATCCTTTGTCAATGGGGATATTGACTAGACCGTAACGAGCTCTACTTACAAATTTTTTCTTAGGTTTCTTTTTTGAAACACCAGAAACTTTTACCATGATTTATCTCCTTTTACCATTATGAATACTATTCTATCATACTTTTTGGTAAATGTAAACACTTTTTTTTATTTTTTTTTAAACGATACGTGGTCCGTTATAGGCTGTGCCGTCCTCAAATGTTTCGATCATTTCTAATCTATCATTTGCTTGTGCCATGGTATCCAATTCTTTTTGGATAGCTTCTACAATATCTGAATGTTCACCAATACCAACTGATTGATTTAAATATACCATTACATTGGTTTTGGCTCTTTCATATTCACCTTCAGCATGCATCCTTGCTGCCTTTAAAAGTTGATCCTTCATCTTCCTTGACCCCTATATTTTTTAAATGAACGTTTTTGATGTTTGTTCATTGTTGACATAATCGGCTTTCTGCCAATTGATGTTCCCTTTGTGAATTTTCTTTCCCATTTTGAAACGCCTAAAGTTGTTCTTGCCATAATATCTCCTGTTAAAGTTTATCGTCCAGAGGGGAGTTCCTAGGTTTCCCCTCCAGACTATCTGTCATTACGTCACAGACCCGACTGGGTTTCTATACGGTACCAGTATCTCTTACCGACCTAATTCTACCTGCAGAGTGGAATTAGGATTTATTTCCCATAATGGGAAACTTGGTGCGACCACCCAGACTCGAACTGGGAAGGACAATGCCGATGGATTTTAAGTCCATTGTGTTTACCAATTTCACCATGGTCGCTGTTTGGCCTGCCAGGAGGGATTCGAACCCCCGACCCACAGCTTAGAAGGCTGTTGCTCTATCCAGCTGAGCTACTGGCAGATTTTTTTTTCTCGAGCCTCCTTGACCGATGGTAATTCAAAGTGTAGGTATGATCCCATAAAATATTTCGGTTTATCACCTACGTATCCATTATGTGGAAACATCCAATTTGGTGGAAAGCATACAACCTTTCCTGCCTTTGCTGGTATTTTATTACCGAAAAATTCTGTGCCACCACTATCATTTAAATATACGAACATTGATAGGTAACGCATCATTGTATTTGCATCACATGAATCAATATGATCCTTGAAATAACCATCTGGTTCATATCGTTTAATCTTTATTGATTCCATAATATCTGTTGGTGGCATAAAGTCGGTCGCAGGTGCGTCTCTTCTATACGCCTCTGCCCACTGTCCGAATATATTTACAATCCTATCAAATTCCGGAAAAAATGATGAATTTTTATTCAGATTAATTTCCGTAAATTTTTTACAATCATCGTCATAAATTCTTTTTTCACATAGATCAAAAAGATTAATAAGCTTTTCGCAAAGATCTGATGTGACTACGTTATCGTAAACCTTAATATAATCACTTAAAAGTATTTGTCGTTCTTCTTTCATTAGTTTTTCCGTTCGTAAAATATATGATCACCAATTTGTTTAAATTTTCTTTTGGTTTCTGCCCACTCTGGTTTCACATAATCAGCATGGTACCATAGTGATTTACCTACCATATTATATAACTTTCCATACATCACACCACCTGCAACTAACTGAGCTTCTGCCCATGCCATATCATCATGTGGAGTGTCATCCTTACCGT